AAACTAATACATAAACTTAGGATTAATAATCTCCCAACCACCATGCTCTCCATTCACATCAAGTTTACGACACACAAAGCCACGCCTTTGTTCTTGCTTACCTGCTATAGTAACATAGTAATAGTGTGGCCTGCAACTGTCTGCGATGCCTGTTTTCACAATCATGTTATTCTTTAGATTGGGTCTATCAGTACATTCGACTTTTGTTTCACTGCTAACCTTATCGTCTTTGTTAACAATAGTTTCGTCAGTGTAACAGTATTGCGGTTTGTTTGCTAAATTCTTGGGTGCCGAACTACAGGCGCCAAGCATGATTAGAAAACAGATTACGACTGCATACATGAATACGTTATACATAATTAACTCTGAGTTGCTTTTGCTTCGTTAATCAAAGATTCAAAGACTTCTTTAGTCATCTTGATCTTCATAAATGTGTGGAATTGACCACCGTACATATATGTGTACTTCTCAGATTCAAGTTGACGTCTTACTACTGTCTTATCGACAATATGTTCTACGTAAGTTCTTGTGTTCTTAGAATCGTTTTTAATATCTACTGATGTAGATGCTTTTATGTTACTGTGTATTCTTTCAGCAACACCTTTTAGTGCGAACGTCTTTGCTTGTGCCGTTGCCGCTTGATCAAATGTGCTTACACCTTTACCACATGCATAAACATAATCTGTACCAAACCAGAACAAGAAGTTACCTTCTGTTCCCATTTCTTGACACTTTGCATACCACTTAGGTTCTACATAAGTATCTCTTTCAGCAACCTGAGTCATTGTACTACACGCACCCAACATGGATGCAAGAGCAACTCCGATTACTGCATTTTTTAACACGCCTGCCATTTTAAAGCCTCCTTGTTTGCCTTTTCATTGTCCCTATAGTATATACAATGTTTGAATAAAAGTCAACCATTACTTTACCAATTTATTTTTATTTAAAATATCCTTGATCTTCTTAACTTTTATCTTAACAAGTTTAGTATACTTTGGGTTAGTACTCCATTCAGATAACAAATCAATTTGTTTATCTAAATCCAATTTACCTGAGTCATGTTGTTTTGCACGTTCAATTCTATATTCTTCATATGCATGATACTCGTTTACATTACGAATCATATCTTTAACACTATCGCATTTGGTTTTGTATTTCTTTACACCAAATTCTGCATCAGGTAGTTCTTTTGGTTTCAGTTGTGGTGCTTCTGGATCCCATGTTCTGTAACCAAATAAGTTGTTGCCTTCTGTAGCAAATCTACTCTTGCCATATCCTGTTTCAAGAACAGCCATTGCTATAATAATCATTTTAGGAACACGTTGTTCGTGCGGTATAGTCATATTCAAAAAGTCTACACAACGACCAATGCCTACAACAAATTCATAGTTGTTTGTATATTCAATACTTGGTTGTTGGAAACCAAATGCTTTCCACTCCTCATTAAATGCCGCCTTGGCTTTTGCTATAAGATTATTCTTTGTCCAATAGTTAGGATAAAATGTACCAGCACCGTAACTACCAATTCCAATAACAGCCATAGCAATTAATATTATTACAGTAGTACGTATCTTAGTCCAATGCTTCTTCATTAATTCCTACGCATTTGTGCATATTCAGTTGCGGCCTTTTGTCCTGTCTTATCATCTTCATCTGCAAACACAGGAACAAGGTTAGACTTGTGCATCATAGCAATACCTACAAGTTTACGTTCACCTGTGTACTGCATAGTTTCTTTCTTGACTGCTGGTGCGAAACTTTCTTTAGATGTTAGACTTGGAATGTTCTGTGTTTCTCGAACCACTGGCGGTGAGTAATGCCACGGCTTTCTATTTGTAGGTTGTGTGTCAGTTGCCTTACGTTTGTACCTACCGTGAATGTAATCGATGTAATCATCAAGTGTCATTTGCATATGATGACAATGTATTTGCCTCATACGTTTGTTGTGCTGACGCATCTCTGTGGTCCACTTGTCAATTTGCTTTTGTGTAAATTTTGTTTTCTTTTTAGCCTTACGAGTGTTAAGTGTAGTAAGACCTCGTTCAAGATGCATTGTCATAATAGTTGCCTCAAAGTTAAATTGTATTATTAATGTAACATATTATTTGATGTTTGTCAACGATTAATGAAGTAGAATTGGTTAAGACTAAAACGACCTTTACCAATTACTTTGGTTACTTCGTGTTGTTCAAAACTTGGAAATAGGATAGTTGTATTGTTATCCATATGCGGAGAGTAATCATACTCTGTGAACTTTAGTTCACCTCCGGTAAATTCTTTTGGTGTTTTCCAAAATGTAGTTACTGCACTAATTGTTGCATGGTCGGCATGATGTGCATATGAACTACCATCTGGATAATAATTGAGTTGTGTTAGATCATCGTTAGTCATGTCCAAATATTTCATGAATGGATTTTCTACCATATTCTGCTTTTTGAGTTCATCTGTAATGCTGTAAATTAGTCTGTTTGCTTGAAGTATATGACTTTTAGTTCTGTCTTCTTGGTAAAAGTTATCCAAATTCAAACCAAGCATTCCACTACTACGTGGATCACCTGTTGTTGTTTTATCTGCAAGGATAGGACTTAATTCATTAAGTTCATTCCAAATTAAACTTTCATCACGTGGCGAATAGTAATCATAGATAATCGTATGATTAAAAGGTGCGGTCAGATTTATTATTCTCATATTATTATTATACTTTCTTTAGTTAATAAAGTCAACCTAAATTGGCAGGAGACCAAGGAATTGAACCCTGTCTTACTGGGTTGGAGCCAGTCGTGCTACCGTAACACTTGTCTCCTTAAAGTGCAACTTTTCTGTTGCCAGGTAAGTTGCCAACCCCGTCACATAGTTAGACTATGCGGCAAGAGCAAAGTTTTCGTTTGCGTCTATAGTTTTGCTTGATTTACGGTCATCGCCTACCGGTAACTCCACGTTCTCTCTTACACCTGTCGATCCTATTTCGCCCCCATCATAAGCACACTAATTAATGTGTGCTTAATGTGTTTATGGTGGAGGCGTCGGGTATCGCACCCGAGTCCAGTTTGCAGTTGATTGGCTTCAACGTTACAATACTATTTAAACATCTTTAGTTGAAGATGTCAAGTTCTTTTTTTAATTTTATTGCTTTTTTTGGCTGTTTAATTGGTTCTAACCAACTATCTGCTATGTAGGCTTGGGGACTTGGCCCAAGTTGAGTTGAAATGTCGTCTGCTTCTATCCACCAATAATGGTCAGATATTAAACATTGACAGGGCATTCCTCTGAATTGGAATTGTTCACCCTTTTCGTACTGTCCTATATACTCTTTTACTTTCACTATCAGTCCAACATTTTGCGGTCGAATTGAAAAAGTGATGTGGGCTACATCGCCTTGAGTACACTTCATAGGATTTAGTCTTTCTTGATGTTGCCGGCTACTGTCTTACCTCTGAACTCAACTTCGTCGTATGTCAGTGCCATACCTTCGATGATCGAGTCCTCTACAATACCTGCTTTTTTGAATTCTGAAATATGGACAAAGATGTCCTTGGTTGCACCATTTGGTGTAATAAAACCAAACCCTTTAACAGGGTTATACCATTTTAAATTTCCGTTGCTCATTATATTATTAAGTACCCTCTAATTTATACTTATATTTAGTTATAGGAATCTATTTATCAAGAAAACAGTACAATTATGTTACTTTATTGTACTGTCTCCTTGTATAATAATATAGAAATTATAGAGAGTTTTTCTTCTCTTGGATTTCTGCTCTACGTGACTTTGCAAGTTTACCCATGTTTCCTAAGGCTTTTCTTGCTCTTGCCGCCGCCGCCTTAACACTCTTTGTATCGAATGCTTCAGACTCTTTCATATAGTTTTCGTATTCAGCAATAATTTGCTCATGAATTGTTGACATATCTTTCTCCTGTAATGATTTTGTAAACAGTGCTCCAGAACTTTGCAGTTGGGATATCGTCCTTGAATGTATCTTTATTATATTCATGTTCGATAATGATTGGCTTCAACCCAACTCGCTTTCCAGCGAGAGCGTTTTCAACCTTATCTTCCACCCACCAGGCCCCTGAACCTTCATACTTTGCAAGTGCTTTGTCTTTGCCAGCACCCGTAGGTAAAAAGGTAATGTCGGAAATAACTCCTTCACCAAACACATCTTGTAAGTTCAACTTGCGAAGTGCTTGTGCCGGTCTATCCGTGTGTAATGATGTAATCGCCTTAAATTCATAGCCTTTTGCTTTAAGGGCAGTTATCACCTCTACACTATCTCTTAATGGTTCCAAGAAAGCAATCCAGGCACTACGATTGAAATACTCAACCATAAACTTGCCTTGTTCTTCGCTTATCTCTTTGCCATGTCGTTCTTGCATCCATTCAGTAACTTTGTACTTTGTATTGTCTACTTCAACAATACCTTCCAAAGCCATGAACTGTAAGAAACTATTTTTCCAGTCTAATACTACACCGTCAATATCAATTAAAATTAATTTATTACTCATGATAATGTTTGTATCCCTGTTGTTACTTCAATATACTTTTTTGATGTTTCCTTCTCACACTCTGCAATTACCATAACACTTGTTTTTGGTAATGTAATATCTTTAAGTGGATCAGCAGTCATCATAAACGAGCCTAATACAACTCCTTTTGGTCCTTGCATCAATGTCAGTGGCTTGTGTAATTTAAAAGAAGTATCATTAATCGCTTCGATACGAGCAACTACTTCTTCTCCTGAAACAAGTTTAATTGATACAGTATCGCCTTTTTTATATGGTACTTCTAATAGCATTATTGTTGTGTTCCTTCTATTCCGTGTTCTTCAACATACGAAGCCAATGCTTCATATCCTCCTATATACTTACCGTTAAGGATAACTTGCGGCACCGATCTTGGCTGTGGCATACCATTTACTTCAAATTCTTCAAGTAATTGCTCACGTGTAATATCAGTTCCGACTTCTCTTACTGTGTATTCAATTTTCAAATTGTCCAATAATGATTTTGCTTTGACGCAAGACGGACAAGATGGCTTTGAATAAACGACTGTTGGTTGTTTGCTCATTGTACTTCCTTCTTTTGTTTGATTATAAACTAAAACCTTTAAACGTATCTTTCTCTACGTCTTGTTTAATACCGCCAATCAAGTAACTTTCAACTTCAGTTTCTTGAGGTGCGACTTGTAGTCCTGCACTTGACAACCAATGTTGTGTCCAAGGTAAAGGGTTAGTATTAAGTGGGCGATCGTAAATTGTTTTAAGTCCAAGTGCTTTCAATCTCTTGTTAGCAATAAACTCTACATAAGCATGTAACAAAGTTTCGTTCAATCCAATAATGGATCCATCTTTGAACAGGTAGTCTGCCCAACGTTTTTCTTCGTCAACGCAATCACGCCACATTTGATAAACTTCTTCTTCGCACTCTTTTGCAATCTTAACAAAGTCCTTGTCGTCATCACCTTTCATCCAATGCTTTAGAATGTGTGTAGACAGATTCAGGTGAGTTGCTTCATCACGTGCAATCAATGAAATAATCTTTGCAGACCCTTCCATCATTTTTAATTCGCCAAATGCAAATGTACATGCAAATGAAACATAAAAACGTAAACCTTCTAAGATGTTTACAGTCATCATTGCTTTGTATAACTGCTTCTTAACTTCATAGATACTGTGCTTGCCTTGATTAAAGTGTTCAGTAGCAATATTATAAAACTTGTCGTACTCTTTAGTAACACTTTCAGCACGTTCAATAATTCTTTCGTCATCAAGGATAGTATCAAATACTTCTGATGGATCGGCGTAAACATTTTTTACAATGTGTGTATATGAACGACTGTGAATAGTTTCAAAGAAGTCCCATGCTACAATACAACTTTCCAATTCCGGCACGGAAACATAAGGTAAGAAAGCAAGACATGGTCCTCTTCCTTGTACACTATCTAATAGTGTTTGGTATTTCAAATTACTCGTAAAGATGTGCTTCTGCTCTGGTCTGAAGTTGGCATAGTCTGCTCTGTCTTTCTGTAGACTTACTTCTTCAGGACGCCAAAAGTATCCTAACATTGTTTGATTTAACTTATCAAACTCTGGGTAACGAAACGTATCGTACCTTTGTGTATTCTGATCCTCCCCAAAGAACATGTGTTGCTTTGTGAAATCTACTTTGTTCTTATTGAACACTGTTTTCTTTGTTGACATTTCTAATGCACCTCTCTCTATGTATCTGTATATGTTACTATCTTTTGCTTACGTTGTCAAGTACTAAATTGCACAACTGTCGCAATATTCTTCATACTCGTCGTCTGTGCCTTTAAATTCACCACGTTCAACTTGTACAAGTGGAGTACTTATCTCTGAAGTTGGTTCTTCTACTTCATCAGCCCCCTTAAAGTCGTAAGTATTTTGATAATAACTCGTTTTCCAACCGTATTTGTATGTGTTTAATAAGTCCTTGAACATAACACTCATAGGAACTTCGTTGTTTTCAAAGTGTGTTGGATTGTATGACCAGTTACCACTAATTGCCTGATCAAAAAACTTCTGCATTACTGCTACTATATTGATATACCCTTCGTTGCTTGGCATATCCCATAATAGAGTATAGTGATTCTTTAATGTAGTATACTGCGGAACAATCTGCTTAAGAGGCCCTTTCTTGGACTTCTTAACGGACAAGTAACCTCTTGGTGGTTCAATTCCGTTTGTGGCATTTGACACAATGGACGAACTCTCCGAAGGCATTTGTGCGGACAACGTTGAATGCCGTAGGCCGTGTTCTGTGATACGTGTTCTAAGACTATCCCAATCATACTTTAATTTAATGTTACAAACTTCATCAAGATCCTTTTTGTATGTGTCAATTGGTAAGATACCATCTGCATACTTGGTTCTATCAAAGTAATCACATTTACCTTTCTCTTGTGCAAGTTTATTAGATGCTGTTAACAAGTAGTATTGAAATGCTTCTGACAGTTCGTGTACTTTTGTTAATGCTTTCTTGTCACTGTATTTAACACCTTCACGTGCCAAGTAATGTGCAAGTCCAATATAACCTACTCCTAATGAACGTCTTGCTTTAGTAGATACTTCAGCCGCCTTCACAGGATATCTTTGGTAATCAATAATTTCATCTAATGCTCTTACTGCCAACTCGCATAGTTCTTCTAAGTCGTCTAACTCTTTTAATAGTCCAACGTTAATAGCACTTAGAATACACAATGCAATTTCACCTTCTTCATCATCAATGTGTGTAAGTGGTTTAGTTGGTAGTGTAATCTCTTGACACAAGTTACTCATGTACACTGTGTCCTTAAATGAACTGTGTGTATTAGCATGGTCAACGTTCATAAGATAGATACGTCCTGTTTCAGCACGTTCTTTAAGCATTGAACCAAACAACTCCATTGCTGGAATAGTTTTCTTTTTAATCTTAGGATCTTTCTCTGCCGCCTTATAAAGTTTTTCAAACTTGTCTTGGTCAGAATAAAATGCTTCGTACATTCCATCTACTGCATGTGGCGAGAAAAGACTTATGTCGCCGTTGGACAATAATCTTTCATACATTAATTTATTAAGTTGAATTGAATAATCTAACTTACGTACTCTATTATCCTCTGTACCTTTGTTATTCTTTAGTACAAGGATGTCTTCAATTTCATAATGCCAT